CTTCTTAGAAAATCAATTAAGAAGAAAAAGACACAGGCCGTCCAATGATTATAGTTGTATGAAGTAAATCAAAAAGTGTGCAAGACCCGGCTTCGATGCCGGCAGGTCCACCAGAAGCACACAGTTGTCCTAGATGAAAGAAACCTCTGAGGGCTCTAGTGGGGATTGTGTGTTTCTGATGGGCCTGAATTGGATTCGATTGTGCAAAGAGTAGAGGCATGGACAACTCGTCAGGAGTAGACGTAAAAAGCAAATCTAAATAACTGCAAACGATGAGTTATTCGCATTAGCTGCCTAAACGTAGCTTAGGGTTTCGGTTAGTTTCCTCGTAACAGAATAACTAACCAATTTTTCAACTAAAAGGAGTTTAAATGAAAAAGACGTTATTAGCCACTTTATTGGCTACATTTGTATTAGGTGCAAGTGCATTAGAGTTGGGTATTAATGGTTCAAGTGACCGTACAGATAATAACCACAAAGATGCAGGCATTGGTTTGACATTAGGTCAGCATTTTGGTAAGTTGTCTGCAACTGCTGGTGTTGATTTCTATCAGAAAACAGATGCATTAAAAGCAAGTTTGGTTGCTGGGTATGATGTAGCAACATTTGATGTAGCAACATTTGGTCCTGTAACAACAACTGTTAAAGTTGGTGGTTTATACTTAGACCAAAGAGTAAATGAATTCAATTCAAAAGCTAAAGATACTGGCTTTGCTGGTGTAGTTGGTGCAGGAGTTTCTGTTGACGTTATGAAAAACGTTGCCTTAACTGCTGACTATCGCTACGAAGCAGCTGCAAGTCAATCTACTATCAAAGCATTTAACGGCAACACATATGCTGCCGGCGTTAAAGTAACGTTCTAATATGTGGGTTACGGGTTCCCAATAAAAACCCTTTTCTCGCCTCCACACATACTAAGTCAAAATCGTAATTGGAGACCAAGTTATCTTTATAGATAACGTAATCAAAAAGGAGAGTATGATGAAGTTTCTAACGAAAACTATCATAACCGCATTAGCATTAGGCCTTATGGCTACTAACGCTAAACAAGCACCTGATATTACTGAAGCCGTTAAAGCAGATTTTAATAAACAAATACTCTGCATGGCAAAAAACATATACTATGAAGCCGCAATGGAACCTTATGAGGGTAAACTTGCTGTTGCTCAGGTAACTTTAAACAGAACACAAAATAAGAACTACCCATCCGATGTTTGCGGAGTGGTGTACCAAAAGACAGGTAGTACCTGCCAATTCACATGGACTTGTGAAAAGTCATATGAGGTGCGTAATCAATATGCATGGGAAGAATGTATAATGATTGCTAAAAGAGCACTCACAGAAGGTATTCTACACAAAGAAATAGCCAAGGCTAAGATTGTGTTTTACCATGCTACATATGTCCATCCAGAATGGACAAATATACATCCATATAAAACTATTGGTAATCATATCTTTTACGCCAAGTATTGACACGGTTGTTATATTATGTTACAATTGAATTTTACAAGTAAGAATTATGCCAACCAAAAACGAAATAGCTGAATTTAGTGACCTGATTGTGGTAGAGTCTGCTCTATGGAAGATGACAATCATGGACACCGTTGTTGCTCATTGTGAGAATAGTGGAATGGAAATGGATGTTGCATCTACTCTATTATCCTCTGCACTTAAAGCACAGATTAGAGAAGAAGCACAAGAACTTAACCTATTAAAAAAGACCGCCAAATTACCGATATGAATGATGAGAACACAGGCTTTGCCGCCTTTGCTTTATACAATGCGTTACACCTCCATTTTACTTCTAATAGTTATGATTACTTTAAGTATAATGGTAAGACCAACGTATCTAAAGATTCTTTCTCCAGACGTAAGGATAAGTTCCATTTTTATAAACTAAGCAGGAGGTATTCGCTTGACCAGTTACGTGAGTTTTATGTTGCCAATTGGATTGATTCTGATTTTACTTGGGTTGGTAATGTGTCAGGTGCCGAAGGTGAAGAAGTCTATAAAAAGTGGCAAAAAAGAAACCAGAGCTTGACTTATAACTTTGAACAAGATATAATACACTTATTTGAAACAGAGAATTGGTTAAAAGTAAAGAATGGTCAGTATCCATATCTACTAGAAAAAAGTATGAGAAACAATATCAATGTAGAAACCTTGTGTATCCTAAATGATATTATGGGATTCTTTCCAATGTGGGAAGAAAAGATTTCGGACAATCTTATTTGGCCGGTGTATAAATTAAAATGTGAGAGGTATACACCTTTCATTAAGTATGATAAAGAGAAATTCAAATCAATTTTAAAAGAACGAATTAAAGAATATGCATAAGATTAATAAAATTTATCTAGACATGGACGGCGTTATTGCTGATTTCATGGGTCGTTATAAAAAAATGTTTGGTGAGAGTATTGACAAACAAAAAAAGAAAGAATGGAAAGAAAACTTCCAACTTTTTATTGATTCTAAACAATTTGAAACATTAGATATGGAACCAGATGCACAAGATTTGATTAATTATCTAATGAACCAAGAAATACCAGTTGAGATTCTATCGTCAACAGCCAAGAAAAAATACCATGATGAAGTGTCCAGACAAAAGACTATCTGGTTAAACCACCATCATATCCCATTTAAGCCAAACTTTGTACCTGGTAAAGCACACAAGGTTGAGTTTGCTACACCGACTTCCCTAATCATTGATGATACCTTGAGTATTATTGATGATTGGAAAGAAGCTGGCGGTCCTGCGATACATCACAAGAACGCCAGAGAAACTATAGTAATGTTGAAGTTTTATCTACTTTGATGGATAAATATACTATATTATGATACTTTGAAACATACTCCGTTTATATTCCGTTATACAAGAAAGGTTAATTATGGATTTCTCCAAAATGAAAAAGAGTTCAGGCAATCTGGACAAGTTAGCAAAAGCTGTTGAAGCTCTCAATGCTTCGTCAGACGGATCCTCCGAAAAAGAATTATACTGGCGTCCAGAAGTGGACAAAGCAGGTAATGGTATGGCAACAATTCGTTTCCTACCGGCATCAGCTGCCGATGGTGAAGATGCATTACCATGGGTTAAAGTATTCTCTCACGGATTCCAGGGACCTGGTGGTTGGTTAATTGACAACTGTCTCACAACCAAAAACCAACAATGTCCTGTTTGTGAACACAATAACAAACTATGGAATTCTGGCATTGAAGCCAACAAAGAAATTGTACGTAAACAAAAGCGTAAGTTAAACTATATCGCTAACGTTTATATCGTTTCTGATCCTAAGCATCCCGAAAATGATGGACAAGTTAAATTGTTCAAGTTCGGTAAGAAAATCTTTGATAAGATTACTGAAGCAATGAACCCTCAGTTTGAAGATGAGAAGCCAATCAATCCATTTGATTTGTGGAAAGGTGCTAACTTCAAGTTGAAGATTCGTAAAGTTGAAGGTTATCAAAACTATGACAAGTCTGAGTTTGAATCACCATCTGCATTGTTGGATGACGATGAAGAACTAGAAAAGATTTGGAAGTCAGAACACTCATTGGCAGGTCTTACTGCTGATAAAGAGTTCAAGTCTTATGATGACTTAAAGAACCGTTTAGAAAAGGTTCTAGGTTTGAATGGTGATGTTCCTGTACCTAAGACTACAGTAGAAACAATCAAAGAGCAAGCACGTATTGCTCCAAAGAAAGTTGTTGAACCTGATATCACCGAAGAAGATGATGACTTAGCATACTTCTCAAAATTAGCGGAGGATTAATATGAGTGTCACTCTTAAGAACCTTGAGAGTGCCTTGGCCGGTGAGTCAATGGCACATATCAAGTACCGTTACTTTGCCAAGATTGCCAGGGAAGAAGGCTTTGAAGATGTTGCAAAACACTTTGAACATACTGCTGACCAAGAAATCTTACACGCATGGAGTCATTTAGAATTGTTAATCGGTAAACCATCTACTAAAGAATGTTTACAGATGGCAATTGATGGCGAAACATATGAGTTCACCGAAATGTATCCTCAGTTCCATTCTATTGCTGTTGCAGAAGGTAAATCAGAAGCACAGAAAGAGATACAGGAACAAATTGCTGAATCTAAAGAACACGCTGAACAATTCAAGCAAGTTCTTATGAAAGCAGAAAAGAGATTTGCGGCTCTTACTAAAGTGGAAAAGAGACACGCTGATGCATACACTAAAGTGTTGGAGGCTCTATGAAAGAATATGTGTGTTTAGTATGTGGACATATACATGATGAAGAAGTGGAAGGTAAGTGGGAAACTTTACCTGAAGACTTTGAATGTCCAGAATGTGGTTGTGGTAAAGAAGACTACGAACTAGTTTAAAAGCCTTTTCTTCTTAAGTGTCTTCTGGAAGGCTTTAGACCCACCGCAAGGTGGGTTTTTTATTGGTTAAACTAATCTAGTAGAATTTATAGATAATCTTCTAAAGGTATCTTCCGTATTTCTAACGGCAGGAATATCAATACCAACAGTATTGTTTTGTGGTTTAGATACGGAAGAACTAACCACATTGTTAGTTACTGTGCTTGATGAACTACTTGAAGCCTGTGCCTGTAGTTGCAACATTTGATTCTCTCTACTAGCAGGTGTTACAGCTGAAGATGGAGGAGTTGGTGACATTTCCGTTGCAGATGTAGTTGGTTTAGATGCATCAGTAGCCGTTGCATTTGTTGTAGTAGGTGTAACAGGTGTGGATGTATCGGTGGCCGTTGCAGTTGTTGTAGTAGGTGTAACATTCTCACTTTTTTTATCAGTTCGTCTAGGATCTTGAGCCGAAAAATCAGACCTAGATTTTTGTGCCGATTCAGTTGATACTCCTGTAATTGGTCCTGCATTAACTATACTGTCAGCATAATCATTTGCCTTTTTTAATAACTCTGGAGGAGGTGGGTCACCATCAGATTTTGTACCTTTAGCAAATGTGTATTTTCCTGTATGTCTATCCCAAAAACCTTGCCATCTACTATAACCTTCTTTGGCCATGAATTGAGCAATTAAATCTTGCTTACGTTTAATTGCAATTTCTTTTTCATCTGTAGCATTATCAAGGTCTTCATTTTGCACTACACCAATTTCATCCTGTGTGTGGTCAATTGATTCTCTTTGTTTCTTTAATGCTTGAACAGCAGGTTCTCCACCTTGTTCTCTTGCTTTATCTTCTTGGTATTTTTCTAATTTTTCTGCAAGTGCCTGACCAGCAAGAACCGTAGCAATTAAACCTGCACCAATCAAAGCTGCTATAAGAGCTTCAGGCGACAATAATGCTTTTATTAACCACTCTCCAGCAGTTAATAATGTTCTCCAAAGCTTACCGGAAAAAAACTCAGATACATCATTCCATATTTTTAAAATAGGACTAAGTAAATCTTTTACCCAATCCATTAGACCATCAAATGCACTAATTAAACCATCTAATAAACCACCTCCAGGTTTCTTATCTTTGGTTACTTTTGTAGAAGTTCCAGTTGCACCTAAGGCTTTTATTAATTCTTTGTTTCTTCTATCATCTTCTAATTGTTTTTGTTCTCTAAAGTTATTGGTTTTCTCACGCATCAAAGTATCATGCTCTTGAGACTTTTTCATAAAAGAATAAATCTTATGCAAAGTTTCTGTTAAACCAGAAGTATCTTCTTGACTTGGTAACTTACCAACTTTGGTGGCTTTGTCTCCAACTAGTCTGGATCTACCTGCAAAATTTTGAATATCTTTTTGTGAACGACCAAGCATTCTACCCAATAAAGCAGGTGCTAAATTAGAACCAAAAGTCAACATTTTAATAATGTTTAATGGGTCTATTTTTTCTTTAATACCAGTTATTTTTGCTTTCGTTTTAAGACCAACAACTTTTTTAACAGATTTAACAAAACCTTCACCACTAGACAATTCTCCGGCAAGTAAATTTGCAAGAGAATGACTTCTAATATATCTGGCTTGTTGATAGGACATCTTATCCATGGTTTACCTTTTACTTAAAATAGTTGGTCTATCATCATCTGTACTTGCAGTTGGCTGTATTGTTGTACTTGATGGAGAATTAACCATTGTATTGTTTATGTTTTGTATTGCTGGTTTATCCATAGATTGCTTGAGGTCTTTGTTTTCTATTGATTTTTGGTTAATTTGTTCACCCTTAATAGGTTCTGGAACAATTGGTACAACTTTTTTATCTTCCTTTTTATAACCATTACCTATTAAAGAAACAATTTCTTCAGCACGTTTACCTACCTGTGTGTACCATTTACTATCTGTTAATTCTTTAGCTACAGTTTTAAAATCACCTTTTTCTGCGGCCTTAGCGGCATTTTTAAAAATAGTCCACCATCTACCCATATTATATGTTAAATCTATAAATGCTCCTTGACCGGTTTCATTGGCCAATTCAAATCCAGGTCCTTGTTTTGCAATCTTTAAATGAGCATCAAAATCTTTTTGGAATAAATTTTCCATTTCGGTATTAGTTAAAGCTGGAGTTTTATTATTTTTTTTATCATAAGGACCTCCGTTATTTTTCCAATCATCATATTCTGCAGGTAAACTTTTACCATCACCTATCAAATGGCCAACACCTATTGTCCAAAGACCTTTAGTATCTTTATAAGGATAAGGTATAGCACCTTCATGTTGTTTAATCATTGATTTAACTGATTCATAACCTACTGCTGCTATTGCCCCAATACCAAGACCAGCTTTAGTTGCACTAGAAATTGGAGGTGTTGGTGGTGCAGGTGGAGCTGGAGCAGCTGTTGGCGGTCTTGGTGGCGTAACTGTAGGTTGAGGAGTTGGAGCAGGCTTTACAGGTTCTACTGTAGGCTTTACAGGTTCTGCTGTGGGTTTAACCTCTGGTGCTTTAGCTTCTACCTTAGCCTCTGGTGCCTTGGCTTTAATTTCTGGTGCCTTAGCTTCTGGTGCCTTAGCTTCTACCTTAGCCTCTGGTGCCTTGGCTTTAATTTCTGGTGCCTTAGCCTCTGGTGCCTTGGCTTCTGGTTGTTTTTTAACCTTCTCAACTTCTTCTTTTTTCTTCTCAACTTTCTTTTCAATCTCAGGCTTTTTCTTACGACCAGTTAAAGCTTTAATGAGTTCTTCATGTCTATGTTTATCTGCGGCTGCATCTTCTTTATCGTATGTTTGTTGTAGTTCTTCATGCAGTCTTTTGTCTTCATCCATTTTAACCATCAACTCATAGATTGAACCTAGAAGTTTTGCAGGAGATTTTTCAGATTCAACTGGCGTAGTTCTGCCACCAACAATTTTATCCATAACTTTGGAAACTTTGTTGGTTAAAGAACTAGCCGTTTTCTTTGTTGGTTCTGATAGAGATGCCATTTAGCTTTTCATTTTCTCTTTGATTTTTTGATTTTCTTCTTCAATATATTGTATCAATAGAGAGACATAAATTTCTCTTTCCCAAGGCATCATATTATCAAGTTCGGTCAGACTATACTTATGGTGTTGCATCAATGAAAAGTTAGTCTGATAATGGTTCTTCAGGTTATCATGGCGAAATGTCAGACGAAAAAACTTTCCAGTCCTTCCACAGGAATATCGTGGTTGAAACCACACTTAGAGCAAGTCATCTTTACGTTTGTTTTTAACTTTGGTAAGTTATTAAAGAATTCTTCCACTTTCTCAAACTGTTGCTGGTTCATTGTCTCAACAAACTCTAGCATCTCACCTTCAGCAGCCTCAGCTGGATAATGAAATTGTTCACCGTCATAGATACTCTCTATACTGTTAGCAATCATATTGAAAGTAACTTCTGCAATATCTTCAATCTTCAATGAGTTTTTAACCATACCAAATTCTGGATATTTCATTCTGATAGAAACTTTATCTGTCAATTGAATATCAGGACTAACTTCTTTATCTCTGATTGGTTTTATATCAGTCAGATTAATCTGATTCTCCATAATATTACCACATTCTTTGCCTTCTACCTCATTGTTGCAACGGTATTTTGAATCAACAACTTCACCAACAGATTTAGCTCTGAGGTTGATAAAGTAGTATTCAATGTCAACGATTGGTAATGCATCAAAATCTATACCTTCAGTCAAGGTACAGTTATATAAAATATCTCTAATGCTTTGTTGCATGGATTCAGAATCACTTGATTCCAAAGCCATAAACAGATTTCTCTGCTCTTTGACCAAGAATGGTCTATATTTGATTTTCTTTTTTGAAATGGGCAACTCAAGTTCATAAGTTGGCACAGCAAGTCTTGGTAAAGCCATAATTTATTCCTTTCAATTAATAAGTACCTGTAGATCCAATATCGGGGTTACCTTCACTATCTTTGTTATAACTATCAATATTCGGATCAATATTTGTATCTGTTGGTGTTGCTGCAGAAGTTTGAAACGATGTTAAATCTATTGAAGATAGTGAAGAAAATACAGAGTCTATTGCCTGATCCACCAGATCCTGAGCAAAACCTTGTATTGAATTGTTTTTCCAGTATGTATAAGCAAAAGTTACAGACAGTTTATGGTATGAATCATTACTCCAATCTAAGTCTAATTGATTTACTGATATTGGATAAGCATCAAATAGACCTACTGTATATGATAATTTGTTAGTCTGGTCATATTGATTAACAGACAATGTAACAGCATAATCAGTTTTGTATCTGAAATTGTTTGATTGTGTAGGGTTAACATAATTGAGCCAAGCATCAAAAAATATCTTTTCTGACATATCACCACTAACAATGAATGTTAAATCTATATCATTATATGTACTTAAGTATGGATATTTTTCAATAGGACCATAAGTTTTTTGTTCTGTTGTCGCTATTGTACGACCAGGTAAGTTTGTAGCCTCACAACGATATTGTAGAGGCGTAGATGTTTTAATATATTGAATCAGACCCAGCGGAATAGGAATATTCACATCAAAACGGTTCGGACGTGCCAAATCATTTCTAAATGTGGATAAAAAGTTACTAATACTTCCCGGCATTATGGTTTCCTTATGGATTCTATTTTGTATAAATATAGGTGTAGTTCACGGCTGGCAGGCCTAACTACTCTAACGCTTAAAGGAGCATCAGCTATGAGTATTTATCACACCCACCATATTATTCCTAAACATATGGGCGGAACAGACGATTCAACAAATCTTATAAAATTAACGGTTTCTGAGCACGCCGAAGCTTATCGTATTCTTTTCGAAAAGTATGGAAAGAAAGAAGACGAACTTGCTTGGAAAGGATTATCAGGATTAATTGATAAACCAGAATTAGAACACGAATTGCGTTTAGAAATAAACAGAAAAATAAGTGAGTCTAATAAAGGAAAAATTCCATGGAATAAAGGCAAAAAAGGAGTTCAAGTTTCACCATTTAAAAATAAAAAATTGCCTGAAGAATGGTGTAAAAACATGAAAAAACCCAAGAAAAATACAAAAAATATGGGAAGATATCAAAGAACTGATGAAATAAAACAAAAAGTGATAAATTGTGTATCGGAT